CATGCAGGACCGTGTATTCAATATCTGGCATATCTTCTTTCAGAAAAATTTGACACTAGGCGTCCGGCTTGCATCAGGCGTACACCTGGTACGGCGCCAGCAGCCATTCGGCCCCGTTGGGCAGCTTGGCAACAGACACACCCGCCACCACGTCTTCACGGTGCGCATACAGGTGCCCGACGATCAGCAGCACGGCGGATTTGATGGCGTCGTTCACCACCATGCCGTCCATCGTCTGCCGGTAGGCCACCTGGGCGCGCAGGTAGGCGTACCCTGCGGCCTGGGTGGCCGCGGCCTGCTCTGTGGCGTCTGTCAGCGCCTGCGCGGCTGCAATGGCTTCGGTGTAGGTGACTGTGGCCGCTGTCAGTTCTGCCGGTGCTGCTGCGCGCGCCACGCCCAGTGCCGTGCCGTCCGCGTACACGCCGCGATCCAGCAAGGCAATTGCCATTTGTTCGGCTGCGGTGATGTAAACACCAATCAGGGCGTCTTCATCGGTGCCGTCAACCCGCAGGTGCAGCTTGGCTTCGGGCAGCGTGACAAAGGTCATTGCAGACTCTCGGCGTAAGCGACTGCTGCAGGATCTGCATCGACTTGGCCAGATGCCAGCGCCTGGGCCAGCGCTTCGCCGTCCAGTTCGGGCACGTCATCGACCTTGCCGAACGCGCCATCCACAAGGACGCGCACCTTCGTGGCGGCGGCAGCAATGGGCGTCACCGTTGCATCAACTGAAGCGGCTAGCGCTTCTGGGTCGATTGCTGGCGTATCGGCAGCCATGTGCTCCGGCGCATCGCCTGCAAGTTCGCCGGAAACGAATTCTTCAGTGACTGCGGCCACTTCTGGTTGCTGCTTTGCTGGTTGTTTTTTTGCCATGGGTGTTCCTTGTCGAATCGCAATGAAAAAGCCGCCCAGCGGTGAAGCGGGCGGCTTTTGCGTGGGACTGCTTAGGTCGCGGAGTTGGCGTACACACGCACGGCGGCCGTGTCCAGCAGATTCGAACCGGTGCGCATCCAGCCGCAGAAACCGACTTGACCATTCAAGGCGAAGGCGGAGTCGTCAAAGCGGCGCAGGCTGGTGGATCCAGCAACGTCGCGGATCACGAACTGCGAGAAGTCACCGAAGGCGATGGACTTGGCATTCGCGGCCATAGCTGCAACGTCGTCGTTCACCGTGTAGGGGTAACCGCAGATGGTCGAAGGCGCGCCGCCGCTGATGCTCTCGTTGTCGCCGGGGTTCCAGATGGGGCGACCCGACGTGTCCTTGAGCTTGCGGATTGCGGCCACGGTGGTATCGCGCAGCATGAAGCGGGCACCGCGCGAGCGGTACGCGCGGTTCACGCTGTGGATCAGGTCGATCAAGTCGTCATAGATCACCGTCAGGGTTTGGCCGGTGGTGCCGGTCTTGCCTGCGCCAGCGCGGGCCATCACACCGAAGGGCTGGCCGGTGCCGGTGCCAACGGTGTAGTGGGTGTTGGTGATGCGGCCCAGACGGGTAGCCAGGCGGTTGACCACGAACTGCACCACGTCGATGGCGCTGTCCTGGATCAGTTCCACGGGCAGGGCGATCTTCTTGGAGCTGTACTTGTAGGGGTTGACAGCCACCGTGCCGAAGGTGATGTCAGCACCCGTCGCAGCGGCGTTTTCCGCCACGATTTCACCGACTTCAGAGGTACCGTCGCTGGTAGGCCAGTTCATGGCATTGCCGCCTGCGGTCGTGATGACCTGGGCAACTTCGCGCATACCGCCGAATGCCTTGAGGGCGTCCACAACCATGGTTGCGATCTCAGCGGGGACGGTATAGCCGCCTTCTGCTGGGGTCGTGGTGGACATGGCGTTGCGAATGGCAATGGCCTGCTCTGCGGACACGTTGTTGCCGTGGCGCAGGTACAGGGCCACGGCGGTCATGGCGTCGATGGTGTCGCCAGCGGGCTTCTTGGTGGCGTCCTGTGCTGCGTTCTCGAAGAACTTTTCAGCGTCGAGGTTGCGCATGCGCTCGATGCTCTTGATCTGGCCTTGGGCGGCTTCGATCTGGTCGGCGATGTTGTCGAAAGCGGATTGCTCGTCCTTCGTCCAGGTGGCGGAGCCCTTTTCGGCAAGTTGGTGATTGGCAGTCTTTGCGAGGTCTGCAATTTTCTCGCGCAGTGCGGTGATATTGGACATAGTGTCCCTTTCAAATGAAAAAACCCGCTCGATGGCGGGTCTGGTCAGGGCATCCGGCCCTAGCGGTTTGCTTGCGCGAGAAGCGCTAGGCAATCTGTGCAATCCGCAGGCGGTTGGCGTTTGCTGCGGACATAAAAAAACCCGCCTCAGGTGCGGGTTCTGTTTCGTTCTTTACGGGTTCAGGTGGATCTGGTTCCGGCTTTGGCGGGTTGGCGAATGCCGACAGGTTCCATGTGTTTTTGGCGGTTGACTTTTCGGTGATGCTGTCAATGAAGCCGTATTCGAGTGCCTCTTGCGCGGTGAACCACGTTTCGGCCTGCATCTTGTCCCGAATCTCTTGCTCAGGCTTACCGGTGCGGCTGGTGTAGTCGTTGACGATTGCGCCCTCGATCTTTTCCAGGACATCGGCGGTGTTGCGCAGTTCTGTCTTGTCGCCCCATGCAAATCCGCTGGCGTTGTGGATCATGAAAAAGGCGCCTTCAGCCATGCGGATTTCGTTGCATGCCAGTGCAATGCTGGTCGCAGCAGATGCGCACAGCGAATCAATCTGCGCAACCGTTTTCCCACGGAATGCAGAGAGCGCGGCCATGATGGCGCGGCCTTCAAACACGTCGCCGCCGGGGGAGTTGATATGCACATTCAGCGTTTGCACATCACCGGCTTGATTGATGGCCTCGATAACTGACAATGCAGACACGCCCCAATCTGCGCTGATAACGTCATAGATATACAGGCTGGCGCTGTCGCCGTTCTTTGCTAGATTGAATGGACGTGGCTTGTCTGCCTTGTTGTCCACGATCAGGCGTAGGAGTTTGTTCATGCTGTAGCCCCTTCAGGCTTTGGTTGCGTTTGCGGCTTGCTGGGGTCAAAGATGACGTCGCCGCCTTCAACGGGTGGCAGGCCCTTGGTTTTGCGCACCTCATTGACCGTAAGCCACCCCTGCCCGGTGCCAGGCCCGCCCAATGCTGCGCGGTTGTATTCGGCCTGGGCCTTGCTGTCGCCTTCGATCAGGTCGCCCAGGTCGAAACGCACGAACTTCCCGGTGTCCCTGACAAACAATTTTCGGTTTAGCTCCTGCTCCAGCCGCTTCAAGTGCAGGCGCAGGGTGTGCATGACGAAATCGCGGGCTTGCTGTTCGTAGCCAGCACCAACGGCAGAGGCGCCGGTTGTCTCGCCAATCATGTGCGGCGGCACCCCAAACGCGCGGGCGATGTCCACCACTTGGAACTTCCGGGCCTCCAGTAGCTGCGCATCCTCTGCGCTCAGGCTCAGTTCCCGCGCCTTCAGCCCCTCCGTCAGAACCAGCGGCGTGCGGTGGAAGTTTTCAGAGCCGGAATACTTGTTCTGGAAGGCGGTTTGCAGGCGGGCGATCTGCTCTTCGCCCATCTTGGTAGCGGCTTCCAGGATAAAGCTGGGATGCGCGCCGTTGGCAAAGAATTTGCCGCTGTAGTCGTCCATTGCCAGGGCGTTGCCAATGGCGTTTTTGGCGCCGTAGGCAATCACGCTCATGGAGCGCACGCCGTCAAAGCCGTGGCCTGGAAAGTGCAGAATGTCCGATGGCTCCAGCCATGTCGTAACCCCGAACTCAGGCATGGTGATGTAGTAGCGCACTGCACCGTCAGGCATGCGCCAGGGTTGCACAGCGCCCCACGGCAGGGGCTGCAGGGCGGCCACAGATCCATTCATGCGGCGGCGGATCCAGGTGAAGCCGTCGCCGCGCAAGAGCTGCTCAGAAACCTTGTTGTCCCAGTGGCTGGTGGCGGTGTATTGCTCGTGCGGCTGCTCGTTCAGCAGGTACCACAGGGCATCTCGTGGCAGCTTCACTTCGCTGTCGCCGGTGGTTTGCAGGACGTCAAGGCGCAGGGTGGATATGGAACCGGCGATTTTCTGGCGACACGCTGCAACGGCAGAAACCCGCTGCGCAGAGATTGGCGTCACGCTGATGCCGGATGCGCCTGGCGTAACACCGAAGGCGTCCATTACCGCATCGCTGTAGGTGACGTTTTCCGGGCGCACCTCTCCCTGGCCCGACTTGAACAAGCCAGCCAATTTAGAAAAGACGCTCATTAGAGTTCTACAAAGCCTTGAGTGATTTCGTCAGAAACAAGCTGCTGATTCACCAACCCCGCCGCCATCACAGCGGCCACGGCCAAGTCAATCCGGCCCGTCGCTTTTTCCTTGGACAGCTTGCGGTTTTCCGCGCCGTCCTGCTCGATGACTGCGTTGCTCATGCACCAGTCCAGAACCTTGTGCCCGGCGTGGGCAATCTCGCCGTTCAGCAACATGCGCTCGAAGGTTTCAAGGGCCGGGCTGAAGTCTTTGTAGCCCTGCCCTACCGGCTTCATTTCCGGCAGGCTGATGCCATCATCGGCAGCCATCGCCATCAAGTCTTCGATTCGCCAGCGGTCATACCC